CAACGGCTGCTAGGCTGTTCCAGCTTTCAAACAGCATGGCCCCACCTACCTCAGACTGCTGTTTGTGGTGGATGTGGCCTAAGTGACAATATCGGGCTGTGGTGTCGCCCCAAAGTTTGGCGTGATTTCTTGTAAAATATTCATAGATGCGTTGATGCTTGATGCCTTTATCGCCATGATGACTTGTTAGTAATACGCTTTTATATTGGTAGTGAATGAATTTTGAAACATTAGAAAGTACATTTACTCTTGGTTCATCTTCATAAAAGACGGTTAACATGGAATTTATTACCATGCTTAGGTCTTCATCGTGATTTCCGCGTGTGTTCATTAGGGTGACTTTTTGGTTTAGCTCCAACGCCCACTCAACGGTTTGTCTATAGATTCTTACAGCCGATTCCACCGAGTCAATCCAGTGACCCGAACTGTCTAGGCTTGTCCCTGCCGCCGTGATATTTGGCGTATTACAGTGCAAAAAATCACCCACGTTTAGAAGCAAAAACTCAGTACCTTTTCCGCAATTAGTAATCAATTGCTTAATTGCTTGAAGGGTTACTGTTTCAGCGATATTGAGGTTCCAATCGCCTCCCCCATAATTGCGTTTTACCAACATACCAATATGGGCATCACCGATAATCACAGTAGCTAGGCGCTCTTTAACGGCCTTGTCAGGCTTGAATGGTAACGGCTTGTACTTGGTTAGTTCTTGGCTTAAACCGCTTGCAACGCCCTCAAGATCAGCGACAAGGCTCTCTTTCTTTAGATCACTCTTGACCCATTGGCGAAGAGGTTCCCCTGTCCGTAGATCGTAGTAGGTGGAGATACCCTTAGCTACATGAGTTGATGGGGTTGGGTGTAAATAGCTAAATTCTGGTGCCCACCCACGTTTTGCAGCTTGTTCTTTAGCGCGTTTAAGCGTCCGTTCTAAGCCTCTTGAATTAATGCCTAGTGCTGTAGCTGCCTTAGCTTGAGATCCATATTTCAATACAGCGTCAATAATCTCGCATTGGCGCTCGGTTGCAAATTCTTTAAGAGATTCCAGATCCATGAATAACTCCATTAAACCGATTACTTAATAATTGCCTTTCCATACTCGTAACTTGTCAAACTCGCCACTGAGCATTTTGCGCTTTACGACATCATCCATAGCTGGGTCATCCCAACCAATACCCGCTTCTTTAAGCCATTCGCTTATTAGTGCAGCGTCTATTACGCCTACCAACTTAGAATCACCAAAATCAGCATTGCCGTTCTGTCGTAACTCTTCTGCACGATCCAGCATAGGTGTCCAATCCTGCTGTTTAACGTGGATTAGCTTGCCGTCTTCTTCGTACCACTGCTCTGCAATCTTTGCCATAATATTTCCTTAAAAAAAAGGGATGCAGAAGCACCCCCTTGCGTATAACAAATATACGATTTAGCTGGTAGTACAGTCAGCGATCAAGCCTAACGCCTTTTCATTTCTGACGACCAAAGTGGATTCGCACAGAATTTGACGCTTCTCGTTATCGCCTGTTTTAGATAACGCTTCGTTCTTCATTGCACGTAAAGATGCAAGTGCTAGCTTATCCTTCTGGATAATCCAAACATCTTTGGTGCGGTTATGACGAGAAGGGGTAAACGTAACACTGCCCCAAGGTGTCATATAAACATTTAACAAGTTTTCAACCTTGCCAGATGCGCCAGTGCTACGCTGGTTGTTGTTACCAGTAAAGCCAAGTGCCTTATTCATCTGGAATGTAGACAAATAAACAGTATCTGGCTTTCCACCTTCTGCCCAAATTTCTTGCATACAAAGGTCAAAGTCCGCTTGGCTAAATACAGTTGCAGTACCGTCTGTACGAGCATCAGTACCGTTACCAGCAGGGTTAGCACCGTTAGAGCCTACGTTAGTTACGTTGGTCTTAACGAATGAACCTAAACCACCCATCTCACGGGCAGTAGTAGCATTACCAGCTACGCGAGCATTGTTAGCAAACAAAGACATCTCAATGTCAGTTTTTTGTTCAGCGGCAATTTTCACGATTTGGTAAGACATTTCTTTACCACGACCTGCATTGGTAACGCTTTCATCTGTACCTGAGATTACACAAGCGTTCTTGAATATCTGGGTGTAGTTTCCAAGTCGAGTTGTGGCTGTAACTGCATCACCAGCAGTATCGTTACCTTCGATATGAGCATTCGTTGCAATCGCTGCGCGGTTAGCATCGGTCTGCCATTCGTGTAAAGTGTTGGTTGCCGATACTTTAGCAATAGAGCTAAGTAAAGGAGTTTCTTCTGGGGATACGTTATAGATTACGTTCGACAAATCTTCACGAATGCCGACTGAATCGTATGTATCAAATGTGTTTGCTGGTTGTGCCATGATAATTTCTTCCTAAATAATTTAAATTAACTATTCAAACAATAACGCGGCTGCGTCTGCTACGCTGCCCGATCTTTTCAATTGTGACATTTGCTTGCTGCGCTTTTTGCTATCAGATTCAGGTTGCTTTTTAGATCCAGCTTTCATCAATGGGCGGGCTTTTTTCAGTTTTGCTTGCACATTACTTTTCCCTTCCAATGACTGTCGCCACATCATACTTTCATAAAGAACGTGCATCGTTCGGGCATCTACCACTGAATTTATTTCAGCCTCAGTAAAATTACGCTTTTTGCCATGCTCAATAAGACTGTCCTTTAATTTTGGTGCTTTTTTAGCTTCTGCAAAATCGGGGATTAGTCGTTTAAGTTCTTGCTGCTGATTCTGCAAGTTGGCTTTATTAGCCTGTTCTTGCGCCTGCTGCATGGCTTGATGCTGCTGTCCTAATTGCTGCTGCTGATGCTGGTACTTGCCCATCTCTTCACGATAATTAGCATCTGCTTCGATGTACCCAAGCGGGTCATCAGCTAAAAGCTCTTTCGTGGGTGGAGCAGGCTGTGCCATTACACCTTGCTGTTGAACCTGTTGCATAAGCTGTTCAAGTTGCGCTCTTTGCTGATTTAGCCCGTTATAGGCTTCCTCGGCTTGTTTGCGCACCTCTGCGTTTTGCTTCATGCCTTGTTGGACGAATTGGTTGCCGCCAAATCCTTTGATTAAATCTTCGAGAGTTACATGCGAAATTACTCCGTCAACTTTTACGGGGTGGAGCGCAGGCTCTTCTTGATCGTCTAGTTCATTATCAGGCTTATCATATTCATCACCGTCATCTTCATCTTCATCTTCTGCAATTTCTGCATCGTCATCAGAATCTTCATATTCGGCTTCCTGCTCAACCTCCGCTTCTTCTACTTCTGCCACTTCGGTTTCGGTAGTGTCTACTTCGGCTATCTCTGACTCACTAGGAGCCATAAGCGCCTCAACTGCACTTTCAATGCTTTGGTTAGTCGTTTCCACGGTGCTATCCTTTATTTACTACGCTTGTCTTTCATATCCTCATTCGTTATTACACGCTTGAGGGTATTCTCGAACTCATTTAAAGCCCTCGTCATTGCGTGGGCATCTTCTCTAGCTTCAGAATCATCTTTGCCAGATTGCAAGAACCTTTTTACCTGTTCTGCTCGTACACTATCAAAAACGGCAACAAAAGTATCATCGGCTAACAATTTCAAAGCCTGAGATTTTAAAATCATTAGATATTGCCCATTCTTGGTGATGCTTGCATGGCTCTAACCCGCTCAACGTCAACAGCACTGCCGTATTGGCCCAATATCCTAGCGGCCTCAATAAGTAGCTCTTGGTTCATTTTATCGCGGTTAAGGTCATCGCCCTGCTGCAATTCACGGTATTTAAGCTGCAATTCAGCCAATTCTTTACCTTGTTCGGATTGCATCTCAGCAGCCTTAACCTGCATATTGGCTTGCAGTTTGATTTGATCGCCCTGCATCTTGCCCTGCAACTTCATCTGCTGGCCCTGCATACTGGCCTGTGCCTTAATCTGCTCTGCTTGGATTAGTGCCTGTGCCATTGGGTCGCCCTGCTGACCTTGTTCTAATGCCGCTTGTTCTGCCTGTGCCGCCTCTTCTGCCATCTGAGCCATTAACTGCTGCTCGGTTTCTGGATTCATAGGTGCGTAATAGCGGTCTGCATTCTTAAACCCACTTAGGGCTAAGGTATCTGCTAATGTATTACGCATTTGTGTCATGCTAACAAGGCCATTAGTAGGGCCGTAGGTCTGCCAGATCTGCTGCTGTGTTTGGAATGTTTGCATTAGTGCGGCTGCTTTGACGTCTTCTTGTCCTGTCCCTAAACCTACGTTGATCTCCATATCCATCTCAATATCCCAAACACTTGGGTCTACTGGGACAAACTGCCCGTTCAGGCGCATCATCTGCTCGTCAGGAGAGTTTTTAACGGCTACGTGTAACATTAGCTGGAATAACCGCTTAGTCCCTTCAGCGAGGTTTCTAGCCATTACTTCAACCTGACCAGCGCCAGCTTGTGCAGTCAGTGCTGCGGCTGTAGCTGAAGTGTTTTGAAGCATATCTGGGTTTAGGCCCATGCTCATTTTAGTGATGCCTGTCTTCTCTTCAACTAGCATATCTAAGTATTGTAGGGCTGGCAGAGTTGAACCAGCTACAAATGGAACCGTGAGGGGGTTAACGGAACCAATCTGTTCTGATCGGATGATTGCTCCGATCTCATTATTAAGCACATCATCGATGTTAATTAGGTCTTCGTTTACTTCAAGTCTTGGGGTGTTTACTAAAGCCACGTTGTCTAAAATACCTCTTAGTACGCTAGTGGTCGTGTCTTGGTCGTTTATTACCAACTCAGCCAGTGAGCGTCCGTAGAATGCGTGTGGCTCTGGGTCAACATGGAAGTCAGCAAAAGGAACTTTATCCCAAGGCTCCATATCTAATACTTCATAGCTTGTTCCACCGCATAAGAACTTATGCAGAGTTGGGATGCCGTCACCTTCAGCATCAATACGCATATAGGCTTCGGTAACTATAATAGTACGCATAGAGGGATCGTTAGCTAGGCCGTCAGTCGTTTCTATAGATTCACCAAAGCGTTGGGTTTTCTCTACTTCGCCACTAACTCCACTGTCATCATTGCCAGATAAGCCGTCAATAACGTCTTCACTGTATCCCATAGCAACTAGATCGCCTGCACGTTTCTCTGTGCGGTGGCAAACAATGTAAGCGTCATCAATAGATTTAGCTGAACCGTCAATGTAGAACTCTTCTGGAGGGATACCCTCAATGACCATCTCACCTTCTTCAAATTTGTGAGAAATAACCATGCTGTGGGTATTGCTCTCTACTTCAAAGCCGCTTTCATCAATTTCAATCTCTACTTCTTGGCTATGCTCTACAACCTCAACACCATCTTTATTGACTAGGATCTGAACCTCTTCGTCAGATAGGTTCTCATAGGTGTAAGTCTTGGCAATGGTTTCTGTGTTCCACCATACCTTGGCTAGACCAACCTTCTTAACTAGAGAGTCGTGTATAGCATTACTTAGTATGTTATAGCCATTGCACTTGTTAAACACCCAGTGCGTGTAGGCCGTGGCTTGCTCTGCGTTAGCTACATCTTCTGGGCCTTTAGGTGTGAACTCCACAAACTTGTCGTTAGACATAAACACACGCATTAAGCTAGGCTTCGCACCACGCACTACGTCACGAACTTTGGTGGAAACTACCTTAGAGCGTCCATCTTCATGCTCTAGGTCTACAGCGCCATCAAAGTACCGTTGTGCGCGTTCTCTCTGCGGTGCAATATCACTATCAACGTAATCAATAGCAGCTTGTATAGCGTCTGTGATTGCGCCTTGTATTTCGTCCTTTGACATCTTTGACATTACATTGCACCTTGTTGCGTTGTACTTTCTGGTTGTACTTCACCTAATAGACCTTTCATGGCAAATTCAGAAGCCTTACCTGCTGTATATCCACCTGCTCCAACACTTCCAGAAGTAATCATATCAGTTAACTTTTTAACTCTAGCTTGTAGTTGAGCCATTTTACCACTATCTGATACTGCATTCTTAACAAATTGTGGGTCTTCACTTAAAAGAACTTCTGTAATCTGTCTACGTTGAGTGTCGGTTAGATTTGGAGCAAGCGATTTAATCGCCTTCATGCCCACGCTAATACCAGATGCTAAATTACCAGCAGATGCGCTTAACATCTCATCAACACCAATACCTAGATTTTGCTGTTTAGTTGCTGCGTCAACTAACTGTGTGCTTGGCCCAGTTATTATCTGTTCATAAGATAACTGAGTCTTACCTTGTAGTGCTAATTTAACAAGTGCAGACTTTTGCTGATCTTCTGGGAATACATTAGCAAACACCCTGCCTTCCCTTAGCTCTGGGTTAGCTAGCTTTGCCAAGAATCGCTTAGATCCATTAACAGCCATCTTATTGTTAATGCTGGACATTATTCCTTCACGGAAAGCTGATATTTTAGCTGGATCTGAAGAAGACATTACTTTTTCTGCAAATATCTCGAAGGCTTCAACATCACCTGTAAACGCTTTTTTACCGCTATCAAAAGCATCTCTAGCATCAGCCATTCTTGACCAACCAGCGCGAGTATCTTTTAAATCTGGGCTAAAACCATCAATGTTTGTTTTCAGATTATCTTCTAGCAACATAAGCTCAGACTTCAATGCGCCTCGACCTTCACGACCAGCGACTTGAGCCTGTTCACTTGTCATGCGCCTGATTATTTCCACATCTTCTAATGTAGGCACTCGACTGACTTCTATTGCACCGTTATCAGCAGTTTTAAACAATGGCACTAAGTTGCGAACTTGGTAAAGTTTTTTTAATTCAGTTAGCGCTTCTGGTACGCGCTGAACTACTTCTAAAGCCTGCCTACTTAAATCTGGATTTGCTTCAACTTTCTTACCATTAACTTCAAAAACTTTGTCGTAAGCTTGCCCTAGCGCTTTCTTCCAATCACCTTCTTTCATTTGGGCAAACTTTAATACGTTCTTTTGTGTGCCTCCAGTTAAACCAACCTGAACCGCTTCTTTAGCAGTTGATCGTGCAGTATCTGCTCTAGCAGGCACAGCATTCCTTATCATTGATTCTGACTCGCCACCTTGAGACATGTACGACCTTACTGTCATATGTAGGCTTTGATTATCTGACATGGTTTCACCAGCAGCAATCTTTTCAAAAAGTTCATCCCGTGATAACCCTGTTTGATCAGCCAAACGGTTTAACTCCTTCTCAATAACTGTACCCATGCGGGTATTACCACGTTGGCGTATAAACTCTAGAAATCTATCTGAAGCACCTCCTACAAGCTTACCAGCGTAATAACCTGCTGGGCCTGTAAGAGCGCCTATAGTAGCGCCTAATGGAGCATCCTTTAAGCTGTCAACACCTTCACGTTCACTTAATCCTATAGCTGCTAATCCACCCTCACCCATACCAAGTTGAATAGCCCTTACTACTGGTCTAGCTGCGTTAGTAACTGACAATGGTGTAGACGCACCAGCTGTAGCTATTGCTGGAAGCATTGCTCCTAAGCCCTCTAAGGCTATAGCTTGAATTGGTTCGCGTTCTCTATGGGCGTTTATCTTCCTACGCAAGTCATCACGTATTTCTGTGTAACTTTCACTTTGAAATGGTGTACGAGCTAAAGCTTCAATTTCATCACTAAATCCTAATGATGCGCCCTGTGCTATTAATCTTGCCACTTCATCGTCAGGCTGAATATCATCTAGCTGACCTAGTAACTGCTCAAACTGTTCATCTGATATAGACATAAATATTCCTTACTATGGCAGCTTTTGACCAGTTAGCTTCTCAAACGCATCTTTCTGGGCTTGTGTCATTTTCTTAATCTGCGCTAATGATAGCGTAAAACCACCTCCAGCAGTACCAGATCCAGATGCAGCTTGAGGAGAACCGTAGTTTACAATTGGATTTGCTCTAGGCGATTCTTCGTGATACCGCTGTATATAGCTAGAATAAGTTGTATCACCTTTAGTGAGTATCTTGGCTTGCGACATTAGCCAATCACGCATCTTTGTTTGCGCTGCTATTTTATCTGCAATATGTAGCTTTAATTCATCTCCCTGCAAACTCAAGTCTAAACCAGTGCTTAATGCTAACTGTAGTTCCTTCTCGCTCAATGCGCCAAAAGTGGCACTGTTGATAATATCTATACCTAGCGAGTTGGCAGTAGTTCTTAATGCTGTTGTTGTTGCTTTAAATGACGGGAAAAATCCTGCCATAACACCAGAAGATGCGCCATTATTAACAGCCTGCCTAGCTTTCTCCAACTTACCTAGAGATTCATCAATACTATTGGCTCGATCAAAGGCGGCAAATCCCTTAGTTTTAGCCATTGCTATATCATCAACCCTGCTAGATGCCTTACCTTCTAGGGCTAGTTTTTGATCCTGCGTCAACCCTATAGCACCTTCAACATCTATCCTGACAGAAGTCTCGTTATTTGGGTCTGACATAATCGTAAATAACTGCCCTGTTTTTTGGTCAATCTGCTGGCTAGAAAACTTAACCATGCCACCCTTACCCATCTTCGCTGTAAGGTAGGATGATGTAATAGTCTTCGCTAGCGATGGATTAGTCCTAGCTACTGCTAAAACATCTTCTGGCACTCCAGCGGCTTTTAAGGCCGCGAAGGTAGCGTTGGCCTGTGAAGATGCTAAGTCAGTCTTAGCCTTTAGTTTGCGGTCATCTCGCAAAGCTGTTAGGCGATTCTGGTATCCCTGCTGGATATTACCAGCGTTGGGGTTGCCACTCATGCCTGCAAAGCCAGAAGCCAGATTCAACTGGTTCTCTTCATCGCTTAAAAATTTACCGATATTATCTAACAAACCCATGATTCATCTTCCCTTAAAAGAACGCTTTCTTGATACCAGCCGCATTACCTACACCTAGTGATAAGTAATCAAACAAGCCCGGACTATACCCGCCTGAAGTAGTGCTTGAGTTAGGTGCGCCACCTACTGCCTGTAGCAAATACTGCAAGCTATTAGCTGGTGCGCCTGTATAGCCAGCATATTGGCCCTTAGCGTCATTAATTAGCTGCTGATTAAGCGCCTGCTGCATCATTCCCTGCCGATCCATATTACCTTGAATTGTCTGGCCCATACCAAAGCCTAAGTTAGACAGGTTACCAAGCTGTGAGCCTGCATTTAGACGCTGTTGAGAGCCTTGGAACCCTGCCTGCTGATTAGCCATGCTAGCTTGTCGAGCCATATCCTGTGCGTTCTGGTAGCCTCCCATTCGTAGTCCTGAAGCTGTACGTGCTGCCTGATCTGCAAATCCGCGATTAGTCTCTGCTGCTGCAATTCCATGGCGTGAACCACCAAAGGCATTAGCCGCACCTGCTTGTGCGTCACCTGCGTTCTGAGCCATTAGGCGGCTACGCTCTAAATCATCCAGTGATTGGTTAACCACTTGCGACTCATACGGGTTAGTGTACTGCTGCAGATTAGCTTGGCTTGGCGCGCCAATAGCCATAGGCCGATAACCCATCTCAGAAGATGCGCCCTGTTGTGCCTGCTGAATGCCTTGCGCTGCTGCTTGGTTGACGTTAAAGCCTTGAGGCTGTTGCATAGGTTGCCGTATTTGTTGCGGCCCACCTTTAGGGGTTACACCGCCAGCATAACCCTGTGGGGGTGCATTTCTTAGGTTGTTATCTTTCATAACTTGGAAGTTTTCAGGATTCGCTGCGTTATAGTCCTCTAGTGAATCAGGGCCAAAGTCAAGGCGTGGAGCTTCACCATTGCTTTTACGCATCTGGTTGTGTATATCCCTCAAGTGAGGAGGAACCCAGTCGCCCATGTCATCTATAGGCGCTCCCATTATAGGCATACCAGTTCCATCATAAGTAATGTTATTAGGCTTAGGCTGAGGCATAGGCCCATGCTCAGTCACCCTGATACCTTCATTAAAGCCTTGCTGATTAGTACCTTGTGGTACTTGCCCGTTAATTCCGTTGCCTGAACCTGCCATAATCTTATTCCTTATAATCCGAAGCTGTAGCCAGTTTTGGCTTTGCCCTTAGTA